GCCCATGCGAAAGCGTATCATCGGTCATACATAACCTGATTGGTGCTATGAGAATGACCATCCAAGAAATGCTGCGCGACCTGGAGGCCTTCGGTTTCTCGCAGCGCGAAATCGCAGAGAAGTGCGGGACCAGCCAGCCGAACATCAGCCGAGCAATCAACGGCACCGCTGTTCGCTACGAACTCGGGAAGTGCATCGAGGAGATGCACAAGAAGGCTCGCCGCTCCGCTATGCGGAAGGCTGCAGCTTAATCCTTGGTTCTTGCGCGTTTGCATAAGCGACATCCCTGTCAGTGGTTTCCATGAATCCAGTATTGCCCGACGAACGGTAGGGCGCCACGGAAAGAGACAAGAGGTTTTACGAGATGGAAGATTTTCTGAGAGCTGCCCAATCCGCGGTGCTGGATCACGAAGCCAAGAGCCTGGCCGCCAAGATGGGCGTTCCGCATGTGAGCCTGCTGCAGCGCGCCAACCCGGACAACGATGCGCATCACCTGACCATCGAGCACCTGTTCGGGATCCTGCTCCACACCGGCGACATGCGCCCCCTGGAGGCGCTGGCTGAGGCCTTTGGCTTTGAGTTGGTGGCCAAGGAGCAGCCCAAGGCGCGCGACCTGTCCGCCGCGATGCTCCACGTGACCAAAGAATTCGCAGACGTTGCTCGCTCCGTGAGCGATGCGATGGATGACGGCCGTATCTCCCAGCACGAGCGTGCGCAGATCAGCCGCGAGATCAACGAAGCCCGCCACAGCCTCGATGTGATGGCGGCTTCGGTAAAGGTCGCCTGACAGACAGGCACAAAAAAGCCACCGGGCAAGGGTGGCTTCTTCAACAGCGGTACAACTGAACTGGAGTGAATTATGCGCCAACACGACTTCCACCGCAACACCATCGACCAGCAGCGCGCAAGCGCCGTTATCGCAGGGCCGTGGCCTTCCTACTCGGCATTCAAGCATCTGCCTGAGCGTGAGCGCTGGGTGCTCTACGGATCGGCCAAGGCCTATCGCGGCGCTCTGGAAGAGCTGGGCATTCAGATGGCCGAGAGCTACGACGAATTCATCAAGCGCGTCACTGACGAGCTGGAGATTTGAGCATGAATTTCTATCCCTTCCACCCGGGCGATTACATGCTCCGCACAGCTCACCTCGACGTTGTTGAGGACCTGGCGTATCGCCGCCTGCTGGACCTGTACTACATCAACGAGCAGCCGATTCAAGGTGCTGCAGAAGCCATTGCTCGTGTTATCCGTATGCGTTCAAACGTAGCTGAGGTCGCTGCAGTTCTGGCTGAGTTCTTCGTGGAGACCGAGGCCGGCTGGCAGCATAGCCACTGCGATCAGGTTATCGCTCAGTACCAAGCCAAAGCCCGCCAGGCGGCAGAGAACGGCAAGCGCGGAGGTCGCCCGCGCAAAGCTGAAGCTTCAGAAAACGAAACCGAAAATAACCCAGAAAAAACCCAGCCGGTTATTTCCGCTAACCCAGAAGAAAGCGGATCGAAAACTAACCAAGAACCAATAACCAAAACCAAAGAAGAGCAAGAGCAAAAAGCTCTTGTGCCATCTGCCGATGACACGAGCGCCTACTCGGCTGAGTTCGAAGCGTTCTGGGCTGAGTACCCGAAGCGTGAAGGCGGAAATTCCAAGAAGGGCGCCTTCAAGGCTTGGAATGCTCGCCTCCGCTCTGGCGTGAAGGCCGAAGACCTGATCCTGTCGGCCAAGCGTTACGCCGACCAGATGCAGGCCAAGGGCAACGTCGGCACGTCGTTCGTCAAGCAGGCCGCCACGTTCCTCGGGCCGGACGAGCACTGGCGCGAGGCGCTGGCTTCGAACGTCCACCCGCTGCGCACCACCGCCTCCGGTGGCGTCGTGAAGGGTGATTCCCGTACCTGCCCGCCGCTGACCCGCAAGGGCGATTTCGAGTACTGGAACGCCATCGAGAACCGCTGGGAAGTCCGCAACTCCGAAACCCACGATCCGGCCACCGGCTACGCCTGGTCCTACCTGAAGTCCAGGGGGATGGCATGACTCCCTCCGAGATTGCCAGCCGCCTGGCTGATCGCGTCAACGACGTGTGCCACTACCTGCTGCCGGCCGGTAAGCGCGAAGGCTCCGAGTGGCGCGTGGGCAGCACCAATGGCGAGAAGGGGCAGAGTCTCGGCGTTCACCTGAAGGGCGAGAAAGCCGGCGTCTGGTGCGATTTCTCAACCGGAGAGACGGGTGACCTGCTGGACCTGTGGCGCGCGACTCGTGGTTGCGATATGCGCACCGCGCTCAGCGAGGCCAAGAGCTACCTCGGCGTTCACGAGCCGAAACTGGAATCGCCCAAGGTCAAGGAATTTGCCCGCCCGGATCGCCCGAAGTGTGCCACGCCGAAAGCCGATAGCCCGGTCATGGCCTACCTGAAGGGCCGCGGCCTGAAGGCTGAAACCATCGCCAAGTTCAAGATCGCAGAGCAGGGTCGGCTGATCGTCTTTCCCTACCTGCGTGACGGCGGCCTGGTTCACTGGAAGACCATTGGCATTGATCGCGACGAGAACGGCAAGAAGACCGGCATTCGCACATCGCCAGGCACTGAGCCGTGCCTGTTCGGCTGGCAGGCAGTTCCGGCCGACGCCCGCGAAGTCACCATCGTGGAAGGCGAGATCGACGCCATGACCGCCTGGCAGTACGGCAAGCCGGCATTGTCGGTCCCGTTCGGCGGCGGCAGCGGCAACAAGCAGGCCTGGATCGAGCACGAGTATTCCAACCTGGAGCGCTTCGACACGATCTACCTGTGCCTTGACGCGGACGAGGAAGGCGAGAAGGCCACCGAGGAAATCATCAAGCGCCTCGGGCGTGAGCGCTGCCGCTTGGTCAGCCTTGGCTGCAAGGATTTCAACTACGCGCTCGACACGCTGATGTTGACCGAAGACGACATCGACGAGTGCTACGCCAAGGCGAAGAGCCTTGATCCGGACAAGCTGGCCGGCGTGCTCGACTTCGCGGACGAGGTTTGCGCTGAGTTCTTCGAGCGCAATCCGACCGTCAGCGGCATGGAAGTGCCGTGGGAGAAGGCTCGCGACGTGATCCGGTTCCGCTCCTCCGAGCTGAGCGTCTGGACGGGCTGGTCTGGCCACGGCAAGTCGCAGCTCCTGAACTACCTGGCCTATCACGGTATGCGCAAGGGCGAGAAGTTCTGCATCGCCTCGATGGAGATGCCGGCTCGTCGCACTCTTCAGCGGATGGTTCGCCAGGCTTCCGGCTTGTGCTACCCGACCCGCGGCTACATCAACGCCATCCTCGAATCTCTGGCCGGCAAGCTCTGGATTTACAACCAAGTCGGTTCGGCCAAGACGAGCGAAATGCTCGAAACCTTCCGGTATGCCGCCCGCCGCTATGGCGTGACGCACTTCATCGTGGACAGCCTGGCCAAGCTGGGCATGGCAGAGGATGACTACAACGGCCAGAAGCAGGCCATGGAAGCGCTGGTCGGCTTTGCTCACGAGATGGGCGTGCATGTGCATCTGGTCGCCCACCCGCGCAAGGCGGAAGACGAGTCGAAGGCGCCCGGCAAGCTCGACGTTCGCGGCGGCGCCATCCTCACCGATCTGGCAGACAACGTGATTACGGTCTGGCGGAACAAGAAGAAGGAAGACGCCATGAAGCAGGGCGGGGAAGACGCCGAACGCTTCGAGGACCAATCCGACGTTCACATGATCATCAGCAAGCAGCGGCTTACCGGCGAGGAAGGAAAGATCCCGCTGTGGTTTGACCCTGCCTCCGCGCAATACCTCGAACGAGCCGAAAGCAGGCCGCGCCAGTGGGTGAACTACTCCGGTCCGGTAGAGCAGCGCCATGACCTTAAGGAGTCCGCATAAATGTCTGATTTCACCGAAATGGCCTCCGCCTACGAGCAGGCCCGCACAGCTCCTGATCCAGTAGACCGCGCCTCTGGCTTAGAGGAAGCAGACCGCATCGGTGGCGTGGCGCTGGTACAGGCCAGGCTGCAGGGGCAGGGCGCTGAGTTCTGCATCGACTGCGACGAGGAGATTCCGGCCAAGCGTCGCGCTGCTGCTCCGTGGGCAGAGCGCTGCATCTCCTGCCAGGACGACCACGACAAGCGGGAGGCGCGGAAATGAAGCTTCTGCTCTACGTCCTGTTCGGCTTCGACCTGTTCGCCTGCCTGGTAATCATGATTCTCGCGGCGACCGGCAAGGATGTCGGGGAGGCACAGCGTTATAACGGGCTGCGTCTGCTGATTGAGGTCGCCGCCCTGGCTGTTATCTCTGAGATCGGCAAGCGGGGTGCTGCCCGTGGCTGAGCGTATAGCAATAAACAGCGCGTCAAGGCTTTCCGAAGCCATCAACCGCATCACGATCCTGTACCGGGAGAAGAAGTATCTGGTTCTGAGTCTGCGCGAAGGCAAGGACCGGACCCTCGACCAGAACGCTCTCTGGTTCTCCCTGTACGAGCGCATCGCGCAGATGACGCAGATTGGCGACGTGGACGATGCCCGCCGCTACTGCAAGCTGCACTTCGGCGTTCCGATCATGCGCCGCGACTGCGAGGAGTTCCGCGACGGCTGGAATCGGATCTTCCTGCACCTGCCGTATGAGGAAAAGCTGCGCCTGATGGGCGAGTGCTCGCTGATGGGGCCGGACGGCTTCCCTGTGACTCGCCTGTTCAACCGCAAGCAGGGCATCGAGTACACCGATCGCATTGTGGCCGAGTTCGCCGGCCGCGGTGTGTTCTTCGGCGACCTGCTCGGGGAGGCTGCAGCATGACATCTATGCAAATAGTAGCGCTGACTTTTGTTGTCTGGATGTGGCTTTTTGGCCTCATAGACGCCGCGCTTCCAGAGAGCCCGATAAACCGGATCTTCGGCATCAGTCAGGCGCTGGTCGCGCTCTTCCTCCTCTGGAATGTCGAGGCCTGGCTTCTATGAGCAAGCAAACCAAGCTCACAAAGGCCGCCCACGGTCGAGACTGTCAGGTGCGCCTTCCCGGTTGTCCCAACAACACCGAAACGACCGTCCTCGCGCATTACCGCCTGGCCGGCACCTGCGGCGTCGGGATCAAGCCGAACAACCTGCAGGGCGCATGGTGCTGTGACTACTGCCACAGCGTCTGCGATGGCCGGATCAAGGCGCCGGAGGGCATGACCCGCGAGGACATCCGCCTGGCTCACGCTGAAGGCGTTATGCGGACGATCGACATTCTGGTTCGTGAGGGAGTCGTCGCCGCATGAAGACCTGCCCCGTAGACGCCACCCACAAGACCACCGGCTACAGCCTACGGCAGACCCTGTACTGCCACGACTGCCGCAAGGAACACCCATGGCCGCTAAAGCCCGGCCAGCTCCCCCTGATCGCAAACAACAGAGCCACAAGGAAGCCGCAATGAGCTGGCTAGAGATCGCGCTAATCGTCTTTGTCGCCGTCCTTGCCCCGCTAGCGGCCGCATGGGCAGACATGAAAGTAACCGAATTGAACGAGAAGGAAGCCAGCCAGTGAAAGCCCATCAGATCCTCGAAGCCGGCCTAGGCCACATGAAGGACCGATCTGCCACCTACGACAAGCCGGCAGGCGAGCGGAGCATGGGCGCCACAGTTGACGCCTTCCGCGCAATCACTGGCCACGACCTGACCGAAGAACAGGGCTGGCTCTTCATGGGGCTGCTCAAGATGGTTCGCAGCCAGCAAGGCGGGTTCCGCGCTGACAACTACGAAGACCTTGCCGCATATGCCGGGCTCCAGGGTGAGGCCGCATGGGCTGAGCGCGCCAATCAGGACTTCGGCCAGCAGAACACCATCGACTACCGCAGCGCTGAGCAAAAGGGGTTCAACGACCCTCGCACCGTTGCCGGCGTAGACGTGTCGTTCCCGACCGAGAAGCACATGAGCTTCGCGCCGGAGTGCGAGCACAACTTCGAGGACCACGGCTCCTATCGGTTCGGTTCACGTGGTCAGCAGCTGACTATCCTGAACTGCGGCAAGTGTGGTGCTGAGCAAGTCGAGGCCGAAGATGAATGAGCGCGTCGGAGATGAATGGCTCGCTAAATCTGGCCTGCTTGACGATGACGGAGCGGCAGTTGATCAACGCGGACAAGCAAGCCTGCCTCATCCGATGGAAGGTGCGCGACCTCAAGGGGCCGGAGAAGGAACGGCAGGGCCGCGTTCTGCTGGCAGCTGTTCCGGAGAGTGCGCGACCTGCCGTTGTGGCGGCTCTGAAGGCGAGGGCAGGTAAATGATCATCGGAATCGACCCTGGCTGCACTGGCGCCATCGTAGTGATGACCGAGAGCCGCAACTACGTGGCTCACCTCAACATGCCGACCATCAAGGTAGGCACGAAGAGTCGCGTGAACGGCGCCGCCGTCGCTGCCTTCCTGCGCGAGACGGTCGGGGAGTTCACCGCTCATGCCTATCTGGAGCAGGTCGGCGCCATGCCTGGCCAGGGCGTTTCCTCGATGTTCACCTTTGGCCATGCCGCTGGCGTGGTCGAGGGCATCCTTCAAGGAGCGTGCATCCCGTACACATTGGTCACCCCGCAATCATGGAAGAAAAGAGCGGGCCTCATTGGGGCCGACAAGGATGCTGCACGCTCCCGCGCAATCCAGCTCTACCCGGACCTCCGCATTCTCGACCTGAAAGGGAAGGGGCAAGCGGTGGCCGACGCCATTTTGATCGCCCGGTTTGGGGCTAAAGGGGAGGCAGCCTGATGGCCGCACGCAAAGCGACAGACGACGAAATCAAGGCTGCGCTGACTGGCCGCACTGTGGCAGAGGCTGCGCAGATCCTCGGGCTGCACGAGCGCAATGTCTACACCCACAAGGCGCGCCTGGCTCGCCAAGGGTGGAGCCCGGAGCACGGGCTGAACACGGAGTACCCTGACGGCTTCAAGATGGGCAAGGTTACCATCCAGCGGAACGGGCAGGGCGAGATCGTCAACACGTGGGAGCGGATGTGCGAGGACTCCGAGCGGCAGATGCAGATGATGCAGAGTGCCATCGAGACGCTGTGCAATCGCGTCCCTGCGGTAGCAAGGAGGAAGGCGGTTGGCAGCTTCGACGAAAAGCTGTGCGTTGGATATCCAATCGGAGATCCGCATTTCGGCGAATACATCTGGGGCGCCGAAGCTGGCGGCGATTGGGATCTGACCATAGCGCGCCAAACCCACATCGACGCCATGGCTGCCCTGGTAGAGGGCGACCCGAGGGCTGAGCGCGGGCTGATCGTCAACCTTGGCGATGTCCTGCACTACGACTCACTGATGCCGAAGACGCCGCGCTCAGGCCACATCCTGAACTCGGATGGCCGTTTCTCCAAGATGGTTGACGTGCTGATCGACACGATGGTGACAATGATCGAGATGGGGCTTGATCGGCACAAGACACTGCACGTCATCAATGTCCAAGGCAACCACGACGAGACGGGCTCTCAGTGGCTGTCCCGTGTGCTGGCTGCTCGGTTTATCAACGAGCCACGCATCACTTTCGACTTAACGCCAAGCGTCTTCAACTACTACCGCTTCGGCAAAGTTCTGGTTGGCAGTCATCACGGACATTCAGCCAAGCCGGCAGCGCTCCCAGGAGTGATGGCTGCAGATAGACCTATTGACTGGGGCGAGACCATCCACCGCTACTGGTGGACCGGTCACATTCACCACGAATCCAAGAAGGAGTTCCCAGGCGTATCGGTTGAGTCGTTCAACACGGTAGCGCCGGCTGATCCTTATGCCTACAACGCCGGTTACCGCTCGCGCCAGACAATGAAGTCAATCGTCCTGCACTGCGAGAACGGAGAGGTATCGAGGCAAACGGTTCATCCGGACATGGTGAAAGGGGTGGCAGCATGACCTATCGCAACGTGGTTTCCGCAGTAGTCCGCGCCCTGGCGTCGGAGGTGATTAACTCGGCTGGTGGGTGTGATTTTGAGCCAAAGGTGCAGGCTGCCCGAGTGCCCGGCGCCATCTGCGGCAAGGAAGAGGCGTTCCTGACGGACTGCTGGGTGTTCTCACGCCTGCACACGATGTTGGGCCCTGAGCACTGGCGCGCATTGGTGGCGCAGTATTCGACGCACGCCGACCGCAAGCGCATTGCCATCGCTGAGTTGGTCGGCACGATCCAATCCCCGGCGCCGGTTCGGTTCATCAACTGCTGTGTGGTGACGTGGGCCTATCCGAAGCTTCCGGGCGCAGAGGGCAAGCGGTCAACCAATGTGCTGCCGGCCGGGTGGTACAACATGGACAACTGGAGCGATGACCCGGTGCCGGTGAAGACCCAAGAGCGCTGGCGTCGTGACATCCGCAAGGGCTTGAAGCAGGCCGTTGACCAGGCGCTGATCGAGGCGCACGAGATCCTGGCTGCTGAGGGATTGGTGGCAGGCGAGGCGGCGTGAAATAAATTTGCGAAAGGGCGTTGACTAGGAACAGTGTTCCTCCTATAGTGAAGCCATGCCAGTCAGCCGGCGCGGCGAAACCAAGGAGAGACACCATGTACGCAGGATACCAAGCAGCAAAAGTCGAGTTTGAAGGCCGCACTGTAGTCGTTGATATGGTGACGATTGGTGGGCTAGTAGGCGACTGGAAGGCGCGCAGCGAGGAAGACAAGTATTGGATTGGAGACCTGATCGGCTTTAATCGCGCCCTCAGCATGGCAATCGACAGCGAAGACGGCATTGCTGAATACAAGTCCGTTCGCGTAACTATGCAATAAACAGCATACGATAAAAGGAATTTACAAATGAGCCTCACTCATATCTACAGCGGGAACGCCTACGAGCATGACAATGTTGACAGTCGCGCCGACCTATCGAAAGCCGCGTCGCGAACGGCTGTTGCTGAGCGAGTGCTGCGCGCAAAGCGGCCGTTCAGCATGGATGAGCGGCGCTGGAATGAACTGAGCGAGTGGGCGAATCAGCAGATCAATGGCTGCGACTCGCTGCCGCCTATGGCTGTCACTGCCATTGTTGCGTGCCGGTGGCCTGGCGAGCCCGTGCAAAACAATGGCGTTAGGTCTGAAAGCAACGCCAAATGAAGCCTGACGCCAGCGCCCGTAACCCCGCCCCGGATTATCTCCGGGGTCTCATCGAACAGGCAGGCATATCGCAGCGCGAGGCAGCAGAGCTAATCGGCATCGAGCCTCGCCTGCTGCGGTACTACCTGACGGACCCGGCGAGCGGGAAACAGTTTCGAGTGGCGCCGTACCCGGTCCAGTTTGCCCTGGAATGTCTCGCGCCATGCAAAGAGGGTTGACAGGAGTGCTCTAATGAGCCTAAAGTAAGCCATCCTGTCGATCTTGCGCGTTAAGGAATGACATACAGCACATGAAGCCCCGGCACAGAGCAATCTGGTCGGGGCTTTTTTATTCCCATCGAATTCGATGTGTTTGCGCGAACGGCTGATTAGGGCTCGACCACCCGGCGCCCAATTCAATACATCCGCCATGCCTCTGATCATTTTCCTGGCGTCACGCAAATGATCATGCACAAATCGCGCGGATTTTCATTCGCCTCACGGCAACCCTCTTCCGGCCCCATGCCTGCCTCCTTGCCCCGAGCGGATCGCACGCGCATGTGAGGCCGGACCAAACACCAACGAGACTCCACTATGACCGACAGCCATGAGGGCAGGACAGTGCATGAGCGAGTCGGCGCCCTGGAGCAAGAGGCAGCCGTCACTCGGCATCGCCTAGACAGATTCGACCGGGACCACGCGCAGTCACCCAACCGCCTGACCAAGCTTGAGCAGCAGTTCGAGCACATGACCCGCCAGCTCACCGCGATCGGAGAGAGCCAGGACGAGGTAGCCGGGAAGGTGGACACACTGAGCAACAAGCTCACCTATGGGATTGGCGCCGGCGTGGTGCTGGTTGCCGTGTTCGACAAGCTGTGGCCGTTCGTTGCCAAGGGGTTCGGCGCATGAACCTGATCCCCGAATGGCGCAAGTCATGGCGCCTCACCAGTGTGCAGCTCGCCATCCTGACAGCCGTGCTAAACGCAGCAGCCGGTGCATGGGTAGCGTTCGAAGGCCACATCAACCCCGTCGCATGGGCCAGCGTGAACATGGTTCTCGGCGTGGCTATGGCTATCGCCAGGGTCGTGTCGCAGCCGAAGGTGACTGGCAATGAGTGAAGAGTACGACGGCCTTATCGACGGACGGGAAGATTACGTCGGGTTCGGCGAGAGCATTAGCGAAGAGACGATATGAAACGCCTCCACGCCAGCCTGATACTGATATGCCTCGCAGCCTGTGTCGCTGTGATGATTGGGAGGGAGGTGTGGGTGTACTCACGCAAGAGGAAAGGCAATGACCGAAAGACCAAAGGTCGTCGAGTTCAAGCGTGAAGGATGGCGAGACGCTATCAAGACACTCCGCACCATTGCCGACCAGATGGAGTCGGGCGAAGTGCCTCGCTGCGACGTTGGCATCCTCGTGACGATGGGTCCAGACGGAGAGATCGACACATACGGCATGGGCGGCAAAGGCGAAGACCTGGCGCTGCTCGGCCTGCTCCGGTGCGCTGAGCAAGTGATTATCGAGAGCACCCTATACCCGGAGTGACCTATGGCCCTGACTCAGAAGCAGGAAGCCTTCGCGCTTGCCTACTTTGAGACGGGCAATGCCAGCGAGGCATACAGGCGTTCGTACAACGCCGAGAACATGAGCCCTAACGTGATTCACAACAAGGCCAGCGCATTGATGGCTAAGGGTGATGTCAGGGTTAGGATTGAACAGCTCCGCGCCAAGGCTGAAACGGCCTCAGTAATGAGTCGGCAGGAGGCCCTGGAGCGACTTTCGACCTTCGCCCGCACCGATATATCCGACCTGGTCGAGTTCGGCGCGTATGAGCTTGGCCAGGACGATGACGGCAAGCCGATTGTCCAGGCTGCCTGGAAGATCCGCGATTCTGTCCTGCAAGACCCGAAGAAGCTGGCGGCGATATCTGAACTGTCCGCTGGCCGTGACGGGATCAAGATCAAGACCCATTCGCCGCTTCAGGCGATCCAGCAACTTGCCAAGCTGCAGGGCTGGGACGTTCACGAGCTTGACATTGAAGGCAAGCGCCTGGCTAACGAGAAGGCGCGCCGCGAGCTTGAAGGCGAGCAGACAGTGCCCGTGGCCAAGATAGAGATCGAGGTGGTAGGTGGAAGGACGGACGCTAAGGCTTCAGATGACGGAGCCGCAGGCTAGGTTCTTCCAGCTGCGCGACAAGTACCCGGCATTCGTGGGCGGGTTTGGTACCGGCAAGACTGAGACGCTAGCCAATTGCGCGATCCGTGACGGCCTTGAGTCGTCCTCTGCCCTGATTGCCCTCTATGAGCCGACCTATGATCTGGTCCGCCTGATCCTGGCGCCGCGGATGGAGGAGAAGCTTTCTTCGCTGGGCATCCGGTACAAGTACAACAAGCAAGAGAACATCATCTACACCAGCTCAGGCCAGTGTGGTGACTTCGTGCTTCGTACCCTGGAGAACCCGGCGCGGATCATCGGCTACGAGTCGTACCGAGCGCACGTCGACGAGATCGACACGCTCAAGAAGGATCAGGCAAAGCTCGCCTGGCAGAAGATCATCGCGCGGAATCGGCAGCGGCCTGATGGCATTGCTGACCCGTTCAACCGCGTTTCGGCTTACACCACGCCGGAAGGCTACCGGTTCGTTTACGACACCTGGGGCCGCAATCCTAAGCCTGGCTACGTGATGGTCCAGGCTGCCACGTACAGCAACCCATTCCTGCCGGATGACTACGTGCAGACCCTGCGCGACAGCTATCCGGCCGCCCTGATCGATGCCTATATCGAAGGGCGATTCACGAACCTGACATCGGGCAGCGTCTACCCCGACTTTGACCGCGCGCTGAATCACTCAGACGCCACGCTGCAAGAAGGTGAGCCGGCCCTTATCGGGATGGACTTCAACCGTTTGCACATGAGTGCCGTGATCTACGTCATGCGCGATGGCTGGCCGGTGGCCGTGGACGAGATCACTGACGGGCGTGATACGCCGCAGATGGTCGAGCTGTTCCTCGAGCGCTACAAGCGCCGCGGGCACGCCGTGACGATCTTCCCTGACGCCAGCGGACAGAACAGCAGCAGCAAGAATGCCAGCGAGTCGGACCTGAGCATCATTCGGCAGGCAGGCCTTGCTGTGCGGGTGAACAGTACGAACCCAGCCATCATGGACCGCGTGAACGCCGTCAATGCCTTGATCCTGAATGGGCAGGGTGAGCGCCGCCTGAAGGTCAACACGCACCGCTGCCCGCATTTGACGGATGGCCTAGAGCAGCAGGCGTTCGACAAGAACGGAATGCCCGACAAGTCCAGCGGTATCGATCACGTCATCGACGCGGCCGGCTATCCGCTGGCTCACATGTTCCCCGTATCTAAACCTGTCACCTCACTCAAACTCGGATTTGCACGATGACCGATGTCACCTATCAGCGCCAGGACTACAAGGACGCCCTGTACCGTTGGCGCTTGGTGCGCGACGTGTGCAAAGGCTCCGAGGCGGTCAAGAACGAGCGCACGCGGTACCTGCCGCAGCCTAACGCGCAGGACGAAAGCGACGAGAACAAAGCCCGTTACGATGCCTATCTGGCGCGGGCCGTGTTCTACAACGCCACTGGCCGCACGAAAGGCAGCCTCGTCGGTGCCGTGTTTCGCACCTGGCCCGTTGTCACGCTGCCGAAGCTGCTGGAGTACGTCACCAAGGACGTAGACGGGCAGGGCGTGAGCATCTACCAACAGTCGCAGTCGGTTATCGGGCATCTGCTCGAAACCGGCCGGCATGGTCTGCTCGTGGACTACCCATCAGTTGAGCCGGGCACCGTCAGCCAGGCGGACATGGCATCCGGCGCGATTCGGCCGACTGTCTCCAGCTACCCGGCTGAGGCCATCATCAACTGGAAGACTCGCAAGGTTGGTGGCCGGCATGTGCTGTCGCTGATCGTTCTGCGAGAGACGGTTGACGAGGACACAGAAGACGGCTTCGGCGTCGAGTCCAAAGACCAGTACCGCGTTCTGCGGCTGAATGAGTCCGGCCAGTACCAGCAAGAGCTATGGCGTCAGGCTGGCGGCGGCTGGATGGTCGAAGACCCGCGCATTCCGCTGGATGGCTCCGGCAAGCCCTGGACTGTAATCCCGTTCCAGTTCGTCGGCAGCGAGAACAACGACACGTCGATTGATGAGTCGCCGCTGTACGACATGGCTGAGATCAACATCGGTCACTATCACAACAGCGCGGACTATGAGGAAGCGGCCTACCTGGTCGGCCAGCCTCAGCCGTGGATGTCTGGCCTTGACGAGCAGTGGCGCGACCACTTCGAAGAGACGGGCATCTACCTCGGCTCTCGTGCCCCCTGGCTGCTTCCGGTCAATGGTGCGTGCGGCGTCTGGCAGGCCCAGCCCAACACGGTCGCCAAAGAGGCCATGGACGCCAAAGAGCGCCAGATGGTGGCTCTTGGTGCCCGCCTGATCGAGAAAGGTAGCGCGGTCAAGACCGCCACTCAGTCCGAGGCAGAGACGGCGGCAGAGCATAGCGCCCTGTCGCTGATCGTCAGCAACGTGTCGGAAGCCTACACGCAGTGTCTGATGTGGATGGCTCAGTTCCTGAACGTCAGCGGCGAGATCGAATACACGCTGAATCAGGACTTCACCCAATCCAACCTTGACCCGCAGATGCTGCAGCAGATCCTGCAAGCGGTCATGGCCGGCAAGATGCCTGAGTCTGACTTCTGGCGTTACCTGCGCGACTTCCAGCTGATCGATCCCGAGAAGACCGACGAGGAAATTCGGGAAGAGATCGCGGGCAGTGGCACCGGCCTGAACCTGGAGGATGACAATGGCGACGGCGGAGCGACTGATTGAGGCGGCGACTCGCAACGGCGTGATGCTCGAGCGCCTGAAGGCTGGAGAGGTCCAGAAGATCGATCCATTCCTTCGGCGCATCGACAAGGACATCCGGGAGCGACTGAGCCGTGATGCGCTGACCGCGTACAGTCGGCAGCGGCTGGAAACGATGCTCGCCACGATCGACGCGATGATTGCGAAGGTCCACGGCGAGTTTTCCGAGCAGCTACTGCTAGACCTGTTCGATATTGGCAGCTACGAGGCCGAGTTTGAAGCAAGGTCGCTCGATCAGGTGCTGGTCAACATCTCGGTAGCGACCCCTACCGTTCAAGCGATACAGGCCGCTGTGAAGGCTCAGCCGCTGAGCGTGACCGGGCCGGATGGCGGCAAGCTGCTGGAGCCGTTCATTGCCGACTGGCTGCAGGCTGAGCGCAACCGGGTCACTGGCGCGATTCGTATGGGCTATGTCCAGGGTGAGACGAATCAGGCCATCATCAACCGTATTCGTGGCACCAAGGCGCTGCAGTACAGCGACGGCTTGCTGGCGATCAGCAAGCGCAATGCCGAAGCCGTGGTCAGGACTGGCATCCAGCACGTCGCAAGCGTGGCGCGCATGGAGACGTGGAAGGCCAACAGTGACGTGGTAACCGGCTATCGCTGGGTTTCGACCCTTGACGGCCGCACCTCCAATACCTGCAAAAGCCTCGATGGCCGATCGTTCAAGATGGGCAAAGGACCACTGCCGCCGATCCACATCCGCTGCCGCAGCACGACGGCCGCAGAGCTGGACGCTCGCTACTCGTTCCTCGACGACGACGCGACACGCGCGTCCAAGGACGGCTACGTCGATGCCGGCGAGTCGTATTACTCGTGGCTGCAGAAACAGCCGGCCTCCTTCCAAGACATTGCGCTTGGAAAGGAGCGGGCAACCCTGTTCCGCAAGGGTGGGCTGAGCGCTGAGCGCTTCGCCGAACTCCAGCTAGACCGCAACTTCAAGCCTCTGACCCTCGACCAGCTCCGCGCACTGGAGCCGGCAGCGTTTGAGCGCGCAGGAATCTGATTCACCTCCGCAGGCTGGGCCTGCAACCACTGTCTCCGGGAGACAAGCGATGACCCTGAAATACCAACTGGACAGCCTGGAAGGGCTGGAGCCGGCCGTGGCTGCCATGTACGAAGAGAAGGATGGGAAGTTCGTCCTGAAGGTCGAAGGCATCCCGCAGCCAGAGGACACTACCGGCCTTCGCAACAAGGTCGAAGAGCTGCTTCGAGAGAAGAAGGACGAGAAGGCGCGCCGTGAGCAGGCTGAAGAAGCCGCCCGCATCGCCGCCGAGGAGGCCGCCCGCAAGAATGGCGACACCGAAGCGCTCGACCGCAGCTGGAATGAGAAGTACAGCAAGGCGCTCGGCGAGAAGGATCAGGCACTGAGCGCGCTTCAGGCTCAGGTGCATGCGCTGACCGTTGGCGCTACTGCCGCACGCCTGGCTGGCGAACTCGCCGTGCAGGGGTCATCCGCGGTCCTGCAGCGCCTTATCGAGCCTCGCCTGTCCATGGATATGCGCGACGGCAAACCGGTTGTTGTGGTGCTCGACAACGAAGGGCGCCCAACCGCTCTGACTCCCGATGAGCTGAAGAACGAGATCATCAGCGACGCCGCTCTGGCGCCGTTGGTGGCTGGAAGCAAGGCAACTGGCGGCGGGGCTGCCGGTAGCAAAGGCGGCGGGGCCGCAAAAACGTGGGACCAACTCTCCGGTATGGAGCGCGTAGAGCTTCGCCGAACCAACCCCGCCGAGCATGCCCGCCTGAAGGCAGCAGCAGGCCAGTAACCAAGGAATCACAGATATGCCTACCATCCTTTCCGACGTAGTCTTCCGCGACGAATTGCGCGACTACATCAACGTCACCAGCGTGGAGCAGACCGCGTTCTTCTCCTCGGGCATCCTCGTCCAGAACAACGATATGTCCCAGCTGCTGGCCAGCCCGTCCAACACCTTCACCATTCCCTGGTGGGTTGACCTGGACGCCTCGGTCGAGTCGAACTACTCGAACGACGTGTACACCGACATCGCGACTCCGCTGTCCGTGGCCACCTCCAGCATGCAGGCTCGCGCTGCCTACCTGAACGAAGGTTGGAACGCGATGAACCTGGTGAAGAACATCACCAAGCAAGACCCGCTGGAGTACGTCGGCTCGCGCCTGATGAGCTACTGGCAGAAGGTTGCCCAGCGCCGCACCATCGCGACCGCTGTCGGCTTGTACAACGACAACGTGGCTTCCAATGGCGGCGACATGGTCGTCGACGCAGGCGGTCCGATCACTGCGGCTGCGATCATCAACGCTCGCGCCACCATGGGCGACTACGGCGGTTCAAGCCTGGGCGTCATTGCGATGCACTCCGCCGTGCACACCGAACTGCAGATCCTCAACCTGATCGATTACACCCCGATCGCCGACCAGATCCCTGAGTTCGGTCGCTATCAGGGTATGCGCGTCGTGGTTGACGACGGCATGCCGGTCATCGCGGGCACCCCGAACAAGTACCTGTCCATCATCTTCCGCCCGGGCGCCATAGGTTATGCCGAACAGCAGCCGGCCGGTGAGGATGGTCTGGAGTACGTGCGCGAGCCCGAGCGCGGCAACGGCGGCGGCGCTGAGACCCTGTGGAGCCGTCGCAACTTCGTGATCCATCCGCTGGGTTACGCGTTCACCTCCACGACCATCACCGGCAACGGCACCGAAACCCGCCCGGCCTCGGCCTCGTGGGCCGACCTGGCGCTCGCTGCCAACTGGGAGCGCAAGCTGGATCGCAAGCAGGTTCCGATTGCGTTCGTGCTGTCCAGCGTCGCTGGCTAACCTGGTTCCGGCCTCCTCGTGAGGCCGGCCCTTCAAGCATCAGGAGATTCCCATGCAAGAAGACAAGTACATGAACCCCAACAGCAAAGCGCGCTGGGGCTTCGGCGGTGACGCAGGTAACATCACCGTTGGCCCGAAGACTGTCGGTGAGACTGGCGGCGTCGAGCACGGCCGCAGCGAGCCAAAGGACGAAGGCGCTACACGCAACGGCGGCGGCGACGCACAGCCGCAAGCACGCAGCCGCAAGCGCGCCACCGAGGAATAAAGCATGGCTCTCATCGTAGAGGACGGAACGAGCAAGGTTGACGCCGAGAGTTATGCGACAGCCGCTGAACTGGTGGTATATGCCGCCAAATACGGCCGCACGATACCTGCCGCGGAAGCCGAGCAGGAGGCACTGCTGCGCCGCGCCGCCGATGCGATGAATGTCATGTCGTGGAAGGGCAAGAAGACCAGTTCAGGCCAGGCGCTTGCCTTTCCGCGCACCGGGGTAGAGGTAGACGGCGAAATCAAGCCTTCAACCCTGATTCCCCGCCAAATTCAGTACGGCCAGATGGCTCTGGCTGCCGAGATTCACGCGGACGACATCGACCCGCCTGCCCAGCGCCAGGGCGCAGTGATCCGCGAACGCGTAGATGGCGCCGTAGACGTGCAGTACGCCGAGAACAAGTCGGGCTATCTGCTGCCGGCCGCTCCCGATCGGCAAAGCCGGACGCAGTTCGCTGACTATCTGGTCAAACGTGGCCTATTTGCCGTGAGGGCGTGACATGTCGCAGTTCTACGACCGCATGGCCTCGACCGCTCTGCGGTTGATAGAACGCTTCGGCCAGACCATTATCCTGCGCGACACGGTGCCGGGCGAGTACGACCCTGTGACCGGAGGGCAGACGCCTGACGTTGAGGTCAACCAGCCCGCACAGGCCATCCTGCAGGACTACGCGCTACAGCAGTCCGGGATGACCTACGCCGAGGGCACAGTCATCAAGCAGGGCGACAAGAAGATCCTCGTCGCAGCCCAGGGCATCACACCGCCGACGCTCACCACGACCGTCACCGCAGGCGGCGCAACCTGGACCATCGTAAACATCAAAGAGATCAACCCGGCCGGTACGCCACTGGTGTACGAGCTGCAGGGGAGGCGGTGATGGCATTCGCTGACGATGTGCGCCGATTCGCTGTGAAGGCTGGCGATTCGAGCGACAAGATTGTCCGCGCCGTCACGCTGTCGCTGTTCAATGGGATCATCCGTGACGTTCCGGTAGATACCGGGCGTGCGCGCGGATCGTTCGAAACCACCGTAGGTCAGCCGGCCACTACGACGCCAGATCGGCTTGACCCAAGCGGCAGGCAAGCAATGGCTGAGATTGAGGCCAATGTGCCTCAGGGCGCCGGTCAGGAAACCTACATCGCGTCGAATCTGCCTTACATCGTCCAGCTGGAAGAGGGCAGCTCAAAGCAAGCCCCTGAGGGTTTCGTGCGAAGAAACATGGACAGGATAGAGCGGAATCTAAGTCGAGCGGTACGCAACAATAAGGTTTAGCGTGTAAGCGCTAGCGGAAAGTGGCATAATGAGCCTTCTCAGATAAAGAGGCTCGCCCATGTCTTACGTCGGATCAGTGTTTGGCCAGCTAACAATCCTTAGCGAGCATGCAAAGGGTTACGACAAGCGCGCTATGTGTCGCTGCTCGTGCGGCAGGGTCAAGGATATTCGCCTGCACCGAGTCATAACCGGATTTACAAGGACTTGCGGATGCGCTAACAGACGTCATGCGGTAGAGCCTGGCCGAAAGTATGGCCGCCTTACTGTGCTTTCGCTGGATTACCAGACGATAAAAGGCCACCTGAAGGTTCCGGTGAGATGTGATTGCGGCAATGAAAAACTCATCGGCGTAGCAGAGATAGCCACCGGGAAAACGCAATCGTGCGGCTGCCTTTCTGTTGACAAGCTAGTGGCTATGAGCACGAAGCACGGCGGAGAGAAAACAGCTCTTTATTCAGTATTGCGATCAATGAAGAGTCGGTGCCTATACCCAACAGCTGAATCATTCGGCAACTATGGCGGAAGAGGAATAACAGTCTGCCAGGATTGGCTTGATAGCTTTGAGTCATTCCGCGACTGGGCAAACTCCACCGGTTACCGGGCCGGGCTTCAGATTGATCGAATTGACGTTAATGGAAACTATGAGCCGGCCAACTGCCGCTGGGTTACGCCAAAAGTCAACGGTAACAATCGGCGAAACAATGTTCTGCTGACCGCTTTCGAAGAGACGAAAACAATGTCGGATTGGGCTGGCGATCCGCGCTGCAAGGTTAGCTATGCGGTGCTCAAGGAGCGAATCAGCAGGCTTGGCTGGCCCCACCTTGAGGCTATAACGACTCCCAAAGAGCCAAGACAGAAGAAGATCAAGCCCGCCTAGAGCGGGCTTTTTATTGGGGCTACGAAATGTCCGAATCCAAGATCCACAGCGCCCTTGTTTCGGCCTATGTCGCGTCAGGCGTCATGCCTGTGGCGCGAACTAAGTTTGAGGGGAAAGCTTTCAGTCCGCCGACAGGGCAGAGCTGGGCGCGATTAACCGGCCTGCCAACTGGCAGAGCGCCCGCCGCTCAGGGCAAGAACGCCGCACAAGAATGGACCGGGATTTTGGTGATCGACGTTTATCACCCGATCAATACGGGTCACGCTGGATTGCTGGCTGACGCGGACACGCTATTGGCATTCTTTTCGTCCGGCAAGCGCCTCGACTATCAAGGACAAGGAGTTCATATCCGGCGAGCTGAGCGATCTCAAATCAAAGAAGAGGCCGTCTGGCAGTCGGTCAGCGTCAGCGTCTACTGCACCGCCTGGTCATTCCCGGCGTAACCACAACCCGAAACACCGCGGCCCGCCTTGAGCGGGCTTTTGCATTTCTGGAGATAGCAAATGCCCTATGCACAAGGCGTCAATCAGAACACCTACATCAAACTGGAGGGTGTCGGCGGCACTCTTGACCCGGCCGTCGCCTGGATTCCGCTGCGCCTCATCACCAATGGCCTGAGCCAGTCGGTCGAGGAGTTGGAGTCCGACGAGATGCTGCCCGGCCGCCATATGGCAGAGTCCCGCAGCGGCGTCTCCAGCGTGGCCGGCGACCTCGAAGCCGAGCTAACCTACGGCACCTTCGATATGCTGCTGGAAGCGGCCTTTCACGGCACCTGGACCGCCAACGTCCTGAAGACCGGCAGCACTCGCCGCAAGTTCGCCATCCTCAAGCACAACGAGGACATCGGCCGCTGGCTGATCTACCGCGGCTGCGAGGTCGGCAGCGTTGCGATCGACTGCCCGCTGCAGGGCAAGATCGGCATCACCTTCTCCATGATCGGCACCAAGGAGGAAGCCTACGTCTTCGATGGCGTGACCGAGAGCATCGCCGATCCGACCGAAACCGTGATGATGACCACGTTCGAGGGCTCGCTGACCGAAGGCGGAACCGGCCTCAACCACGCGACCGCGCTCAACCTGTCGCTCGATAACGGCATGGAGGCGATCTACCGCCTGTTCAGCCGCGACGCCTACGACATCAAGCTGGGCCGCATCAACGTCTCCGGCAGCCTGTCCGCCTACATCGAGGACAACCGCCTCAAGGACAAGTACCTCGGCGAGACCAAGACCCCGTTGGTCGTGACCCTGACCGATGGCGAGAACAGCTATCAGATCAGCATGACCCAGGCCAAGCTGACGACCTCGAGCGAGGAAGGTAGTGGAGACGATCCGATCATCCAGAATTACGACTTCCGGGCATTCAATGACCAGGCGGTCGACACTGAGATCACCATCACCCGCATTCCGGCATAAGGGGGCTCGCATGAAACCGAGTGACTTTTTCACCCGGGCCAAGGCGAACGAGGGGGAGCGCATGCCGCTCTCCCTGCCTGATGGCACGCCTACCGATGAGTGGCTGATGATCCGCGGCGTGGATTCAGATCAGTTTCGTCATGCCCTTGATGAATTCCGGCGCAAGTCTCTGACCGCTGCCTCCATAAAAGATCTGGAAGAAAAAGCCGAGAAGGCGGAGGCGGCACGGCTCGAGCTAAATGCCGCTCTAGTGATCGGCTGGTCGCTTGACGCAGAGTTCACCGAGGCAGCGCTGCTGGAGTTCCTGCGCGAGGCACCATACGTCGCCGCAGAGGTGGACCGGTTCGCGAGTGACCGCCGCCGTTTTTTTGGGAAACGCTCGACGGGCTCGCAGAACAGCTAATCGAGCACGCCGAGCATCAACTAGGGCTTCTGCGACCAGCCGGGCCGAGGCCCAAGAAAGGGCCGGACAAGCGCATTACCGTCCGCGCACAGTTGGAAGCCATCGCGGAGAAGACTGGCAAGCGTCCGTCCCGCCTGGATGGGCCGCCGTGCCCGCCTGAACTGGCCTACATCTGGGAGTGGTACTGCTCAGCAAGGCCGATAGGCTCGCTCGTCGAACTGAAGGCTTGGGCGGACCTATACGGGCACACGCTGAAGCCGCACGAGATCATGCTGCTGCGCCGACTGGCTTCGGTCGAGGATCGCGTGGCGAGCCAGTAGGGCGCCGATTTGGTACTCTGGCGCTTTCTGACAGGGAGCGCGTCCAATGGAGTTCATCATGTTGGCGGTGATGGTCGCCGCCTATTTCCTGCCCGGCCTGATTGCCTACATGCGAGGCCATCACAACGCGGTGTCGATCATGCTGCTCAACCTGTTCCTCGGCTGGACGCTGCTGGGATGGATTGGCGCGCTGGTGTGGTCGGCGACCTCGAGCAAGCCGCAATGAGGGGCTTGATGGTGTGTGCCTCGGCCATGTTTGCGCTCGCCGGTTGTGACACGCGCGAGCAGGCCTGCAATGACGCTGATGCTGCTTATCTAGCCGCACAGGAGCTTGTCGCAGAGCGGCTCGTCTCGCCTGCGACAGCTAGCTTCCCGGTGGCTGGCGAGAAAGGCGCGCACGTCGATAAGTCAGACGGCTGCAGGTATTTGATCAGCAGTTACGTCGATTCACAGAACCTGTTCGGTGCCGTGGTGCGCAGCAAGTTTGACGCCATCATGGTTCTCTCGCCGGATGGAGCGTGGAGGCCGGACGGCTTTAACCTTTCCGAGTTCCAAGGAAACGGCGCAGTCAAACGAGACTGACCGCAAGATTCACAAGAGCCCGCCTAGTGCGGGCTTTTTCATGCCGGAGAAAAGATGCGCCCGCAGGATTTCTATACGAATACGAGGGCCAGCGAGGGCGTCGTTGTCGAGTTCGCCGACCCGGCAGGCAGCAGAGAGTGGATACGCATCAGGTCCGTGTTGAGCGACGAGTTCAAAACCGCCTCGCTGTTGGCTCTAGAAGATGCGGCGCGGATCTCGGCCGAGTCAGGAAAGGAAAAGGCCAGACGGCTACGCGCGCGTCTTGCTGCTGCGCTTGTCGCTGACTGGTCGCTGCCTGGCGATGTCGATCCGATTCAGTTGCTCATTGAGGCACCACGCCTGCGCCGGCAAATCGAGCGCATAGCCGAGAACAACTCACTGCACTTTGGGGTACTCCATGACTGAATATGCACGGCTGGTCGTGGCAGTAGACAGCACGCAGGCTGCAAAGGCGCGCGCAGAGCTTGAAAAGCTACCAGCGTCAGCACGCAAGGCCAGTGCCGGCGCCGATGCCATGTCATCGAGCTTCCGCAAGCTTGGTGGCGTGCTGGGAACCTACTTCAGCGTGCGGGAGGTGGTGAGGGCCGCGGAGGCTTACACCACGATCAACAACCGCCTTCGGCTGGTCACTTCTAGCTCGGAAGATCTAGCCAGGGCGCAGAGTGACCTGTTCCAGATCGCGCAGAACTCTCGTCAGCCGCTTACCGAGACTGCAGAGCTTTACCAGCGAATCGCTACCAATCAGAAAGAGCTTGGCCTTACCGGCGCCGGAGTGGCTCGCATTACCGAAGTGATCAACAAGTCGCTTGCAGTGTCAGGCACTTCGGCTGCATCCGCAGCGGGCGCGCTGACGCAGCTAGGGCAGGCCTTCGCATCTGGCCAGCTGCGCGGCGAAGAGCTGAACTCAGTGCTGGAGAATGCCCCCGCCCTGGCGCAAGCCCTTGCCCGCGGCATGGGCGTTACCGTGGGCCAGCTTCGTGCGCTAGGCGCTGAAGGAAAGATTTCTGCGCAAGCTGTAGTCGACGCTCTGCTCAGCCAAGGAGAGGCGCTGGATCAACAATTTGCCACGCTGGCTCCTACTGTTTCCGGCGCAATGACCACGGTCGGCAATGCGTTCGTCCAGCTCGTCGGGCAAATGGACCAGGCTACTGGCGCCTCTGCAGGTGCTGCTGCCGAAATTATGAAGTTGGCCGACATTCTTTCCGATCCTGCGACCGTAAAGGCTGCGCAGGATCTCGCGGCTGGTATCGCGACAGCTCTTGGCTGGGTTGTTGAGGCCGCAACATCGACTGTTGGTGCCGTCAAGTGGATGTCCGAGGAGCTGGCTGTACTCTTCAACGGGATCGGTTTGCATGACATTGACCGCCTCGAGCAGGAAGCGTCTCGCCTGCAAGAACTGCTCAACAAGATGGAGCAGCGCGGCGAGACCGGGTATGCAATCTACGGCAGCAAAAAGGAAAGCTACGACAAGGTTAAACGCCAGCTGGATCAGGCGTATGAGCTGGCGGATCTGGCCTCTTCGCTGCAAAAAGGAAGCGCCGCGTCTGCTCCGCGGACTAACCCGTCAGATCGGCCCGCGCTTAGAACCGCAACCGGCGGCAGTGGCGTTATTGAGCAAGATGTCAAGAACTCGAAGGCTTTGCAGGCGCAACTCAAAGCAGAGCTGGCAGCAAAGCGCGAGCTGACCGCACAGGAACAGATCCGCATCGACATCCTGCGCGAGTCCGGCCAGCTGCGCGCCGCCAATGACGCGCAGTTCCAGCTCGAGTACGCCGAGAAGATCGCCGAGTACGAGCGCCAGGGGAACGTCGAGGCACTGCAGCGGCTTGAGACTCTGCGTCGCATCCGCGAAGTGCAGATGAGTGCCGACCAAGCGCCCGGCACTGTTGAAGGTGTCAGCAAGGCGCCTAACTCCGGTTTTGTGTCGCCCGAGATTGGCGGGGCTGCTAGCGAGTTCATGCGCCTGCAGGAGCAGGCCACGCAGCTAGAGCAATGGCGTGCAACGGAACTGGAGAAACAGCGCGGATTTCTCGAGGCGAAAGCGATCAACGAGGAGCAGTACGCCGAGCGCGTTCGCAACATTCAGGAGCAACACCAGCAGCAGGTCGAACAGCTCGAGCAGGCGCGCTATCAGGTGTCGCTCTCCAGTGCGACGGACCTGTTCGGCAACCTGGCCGATATCACCGCGCAGTTCGCCGGCGAGCAGTCCGGTATCTACAAGGCGATGTTCATAGCGCAAAAGGCGTTTGCTATCGCTCAGTCGATGATTGCGATCCAGCAGGGTATTGCCTTGGCTGCGGCAAACCCGTGGCCGCTGAACCTGGGCGCAATGGCCTCGGTCGCTGCGGCTACGGCCGGCCTTGTCTCGAACATCGCGGCTGTAGGCCTCTCATTCGACGGAGGCGGCTACACCGGCAACGGCCCGCGCAGTGGCGGCCTGGACGGCAAGGGCGGCTTCCTCGCGATGATGCACCCGCAGGAAACCGTCATTGATCACACGAAGCAGCGCGGCAATAGCGGGTCTGGCGGCGGCGTGATGGTCAACGTCAACCTGATCGAGGACGCGAGCAGGGCTGGCACAGTGGAGAAGAGCCAGAACCCGGATGGCTCATGGGACGTGAAGGCCTTTGTTGCTGACCTGCACGGCGACGGGCCTGCTGCCAAGGCGATCAGTCAGTATTTCGGAATCCAGAAGGTGGGCAGATGATCGAGTATCCCGCAGAACTGCCTTACCCCGACCTTTCCGGCTACTCGCTGGAGCACGCGCCCAACCTAACGCGAACTCCGATGGTTAGTGGCCGCGCCAGGCAGCGCCGCAAATACACCAGCGTGCCGAGCTTCGTGACTCTTTCCTGGGGGATGCCTCAGAAAGAGTTCGAGCTGTTCGAGGCCTGGTTCCGCTGGTCACTGAAGGACGGCGAGGAGTGGTTCACTGGCTGGGCTCAGACATCTGGGCCTGGCCGGCAGACGACGATGCGCTTCATGGGTTCAGATGGATCGCCTGCCTACACCGCGCGCCTAGATGGCCCCGATTACTGGCGCATCAGCTGCAGGCTGGAGATCCGCGAGCGGCAAACGCTCAGTGATGGCTGGCAGCTTCTTCCTCAGTACGTCCTTGATCCTTCGATTCTCGACCTTGCACTCAACAGGGAGTGGCCAGAGGCATGACCATTCTCGAGCGAGTGTATGCGTCGGGTGGCGACGTGATCATCCCGGCTATCGAGCTGATCTGCGCCGCGTGGGCTGAACCGATCCTGATCTGCAACGGTTTTGAGAACCAGTCGGTTATCGACGAAGACGGCCGTGCGCTGACGTTCCTCGCAGCCGGCATCGATGTCGCGCTCCCCGAGAAATCGAACCGCGGCTCGCAGACGCTGACCTTCGCGATCGACAACGTGACCGGGGAGGCGCAGCAGCAGATCGACGCGGCGCTTGAGGCGCAGGAGCGCGTGACGCTGATGTACCGCACCTACCTGGCCAGTGATCTGTCTGCGCCGGCCGAACGCCCGCTACGTATGAGCGTGCTGGGTGGCTCGATCGTCGGCACGCAGATCCAGATTCAGGCCGGCTTTTTCGACCTAATCAACGTGGCCTGGCCGCGCGACCTCTACACCACCAAATTCGCCCCGGCGCTCAAATACCTATGACCTGGATCGACCACTACCTTCGCGCGACGTACCAGGACGGCGCACGCGGGCCGGATCGGTACGACTGCTGGGGGCTGGTCAGGGAGGTTCGACACGTCATCTACGGCAAGCGCTTGCTGCCTTCGTGGGGGAATGTCAGGAACACGCAGCCGGCCGAGTTCACCCGGGCGTACCGGGCAGAGGCAGCGACGATGGAGGAGTGCGCGCCGGAAGCTGGGGCAATCGCCGCCTGCTTCCGCGGCTCGCTCTGCCTGCATGTTGCCGTTGTGGTTGACCTCGGCGAGGGACTGCGAGTGCTGGAGATCCGCAACGCCAAGACCAGCGCCAGGCTGCTTCGCCTGACAGACTTCGAGCGCCACTACGCGCGCGTCATCTACTACCGGGACAAGTCATGATCGAGATTTATCCGAGCAAGTTGCCCGGCGCGCCTATCGAAACACACCGCACCCTGCAGCGAATGACGGTCGAGTCATGGCTGCGCGCGAATGTGCCGAGCTATGAGCAGCGCGAGGCGCCGCCGATCAGCGTCGAGATCAACGGTGTTCTGATTTCACCGGATGCCTGGGTGACTGCTGAGTTCGGGCCTGATGATATCGTCGCGATCCGTGTCGAGCCGAAAGGCGTCGAATCACTGATTGCGGTCGCGACCATCGTTGCCGCGGTTAGCGTGGTCACAGGGCTGTTCATGCCCAAGTTGCCGTCCACGCCGAAGAACAACACGACGCAGGGCGACAAGCTGGCCGAGGCAGCGGCCAAGGGCAACAAAGTCCGCATCAACTCGCCTATCCGCGAGATCGCGGGACGGCGCAAGGTGTACCCGGACTACCTGACACCGCCGCACCGGTACTTCCAGGCCGGCAGCCCGAAGTCGCAGTGGGTCGAGATGCTGCTGTGCATCGGCAAGGGCAAGTACCAGATCAACGCCAGCGAGATCCTAGTCGGCGACACGCCTGTCATCTCGCTGGGCGCCGACGCCGAATACGCGATCTATCAGCCGGGCGCTAGCGTTGCGGCTGAACGTGCGGCCGATTGGTGGCATACCGCGACCGAGGTTGGTTCAACCAGCAGCGGAACGGCAGGTCTCGAGCTGCGTGCGACCTATGCGGTTGATCCAGTATCTACGGCCTCGAGCTACATTTTCAGCGGCGACACCATCACCGTTCCCTCTGGCGCTGGCGCGTTCCCGGACGGCTGGGACGCCGGCATGATCGTGCGCATCGAGCAATACCTGACGTATACGGTTGGTTCCGACGGAGGATCTCTCGAGGGCAACCTGACCCAGCTCGAGCCGTTCGCTGGGATGGTCATCGAGTTGGCTGGTGATATCGCTGGCGCATTCGTGGTTGCCTCTGTAACCACTGCAGGCCCCTCCGACCCTACGCCTGTTTCGATCGCCCTGAACTACGAGAACGGCAGCCCCGTGGTTGGCCTGTCGCCGGGCTCTGCACGCCTGGCAGTAGGCTACGACGGTATGCGCTACCGCCTGACTGCAGGAAGCACAACCGCCATCAGCGTCGATCGGCTCACTGATACCGGGTCTACAGACACGGCATGGAGTGGATTCACTCCGGTGACCATGAGCGATGCAGAGCTGACGCTCGACGCCAGCACGCAGGAGGGAGACTGGGCCGGCCCGTTTGCCGTATGCCCGGCAGGCGAGACGACGGATGAACTTGAGTTCGACTTCATGTTCCCGGGCGGCCTGATCCACATCGGATCGAAGGGGCAGCTGATCTATCGCTCTGTCACGGTTGAGATGCAGTACCGCGACATGGCCACCGCAGGTGCATGGACGACCGTTCGGAAGACCTACACAGCCAGGACGCTGGACCAGCTCGGCTATACCGAGAAAATATCGATTGGCTCTGCTATCAGGCCGGAGGCTCGCGTTCGGCGTATCGGTGCGAAATCGACAAACCCGAACATCCAGGACACGGTTCAGTGGTACGGCCTGCGGTCAAAGTTGCAGCCGCCAACCAGCTATGAGGACGTCACGACGCTGGCCATCCGCGTGCGCGGCGGTCATCGCCTGGCCTCGCAGTCTGAGCAGCTGGTGTCGGTCGTGGCCACCCGAGTTCTGCCGGTACGCAACGGTGGAGCGTGGGATGTCGAAACGCCAACTCGCGACATCGCGCCGTGGTTCGCCTACGTCGCGCATTCGATCGGCTACACGGACGACGATATCGATTTCGAGGAGCTGGACCGCCTCGATGCAATCTGGCGCGCGCGTGGGGACACGTTCGACGCTGCGATTGATAGCTCTGGCACGGTGAAGGAGTGGCTCAACGACGCGCTGATGGCCGGATTTGCAGAGCTAACCGTTGATCGAGGCCTCATCCGCCCCGTGCGCGATGAGCCTCGCACGACGTTCGAGCACATGTACACGCCGCAGAACATGACCGAGCAGCTGACGCGCCAGTTCGCGGCGTTCCAGCCTGATGATTTCGACGGTGTAGACGTGGAGTACACGGACGGAATCACCTGGCAGAAAGAGACTGTCGAGTGCCGCCTGCCTGGAGACCTTGGCCGGCGCGTCGAGAAGATCAAGGTCGAAGGGGTGACTGACGAGACGCGCGCCTGGCGCATCGGCATGCGGCGCAGGATGGAGCAGCTCTATCGCCGCTGGTCCTATGGCTGGTCGACAGAACTTGACGCGCTCAACTCGCGGTACCTGTCGTACTGCGCTGCGGCAGATGACGTGCCCGGCTATGGCCAGAGCGCGCTGCTGCTTGATTTCGTCTCTGGCAACGGGATGACCATGCTGGAATCGTCCGAGCCGCTGACATGGGGCGACGGCGAGCACGTCGTGGCCATCAGGCGGCCGGATGGCACGCTGTCAGGGCCATACACAGCAACGCGAGTCGATGACTACCGGATGACCGTGCCTGCGCTTGATTTCGAGCCAGACACCAGCTGGAGCATTGAGCCGCCGCACCTGCTGTTCGGCCCGCTGAATCGCTGGAGCTATCCGGTGCTTATCACCTCTATCAGCCCGAGCGGCGATAGCGGAGCCTCAGTGCAGGCCGTCAACTACGACGCGCGCATCTATCAGTACGACGACGCCACACCCGCCTAACAACTAGCCAACACCACACACCGGACACGGCCCACACGGACGCCGTGCGATTTCGTTCGCCTGGAGTAAACGCATGACTTTCAACACCGGAAACCCTGTTGGCTCGACCGACGCGCGGGATCTGTACGACGACGCGCAGAATTTCGACAAGTTGAGCGTAGGGCCTGAGCGCTCCTATCCTGATCGACTTGGCGTGTCGCGCAAGAGCTGGGCAGGAATGGAGGCGGATTTTACAGACTTCCTGGCCGCGTCAGGCTTCGAGCCTGACGTTCTGGAATACATCGATGGCACCCCGTTGACGATCGACCGGCCCACCCAGCTGATCGAGCGCGCGGCCACTCCCGGGATCCTGTACGCGATCAAGCTGCCTTCGGCGTTTCCTGCTTCGCTCTCCGGAAACTGGGCAGACGACGATGCGCTTCTTGTTATTCGGGTTGATGACTCGCTGCGACAGGAGCTGGCAGGAAGCGGCGGAGCGGGCATGCTTGGCTTCTCTCCATCTGGATCCTACCCCGCAGGAACTGTAGGCGAGGCGCTGCGCAGCACAATCAAGCCGGCAATTGCCTACGACTGGAACGGCGCGTCCGGCTCTGATGGGGCTCCCGCGATTCAGCAAGCCATAGACTCGACGGTAAAAGTTGCCGGCACGGTCAACCGAGGAGCTATTGAGCTTTTTGGTGGCGGTGAGTTCGCGATCTCGGCGCAGGTTGAAATCGATCAGAAAGCGCTTCTGCTAAGTGGTAATAAAGCGCTGGTGAAGTGGACCGGAAGCGGTGCATCTTCTTCTATGATCCGCATTGTCGATTCTTCCCAGTGCCACCTAAAAGACTTGGCGCTGATCGGCGATGCCGCTAACCCCCCGTTCGCGGCAATCTATGGCGAGGCCCTTTCTCCGCGCAGAGTAAAAGGCACAAATGAGTATTGCACGCTAGAAAACATCATAATTGGCCGCCGTTTTATGCTGGACACGGACACGGGCGGCAGCATTTCAAATGACGGCGCTGGCAGGGTGCAGAACGGCATTGTCATCGGCGGGGCTTTCGACGGCGACAACGACGAGTGGCGCATTCGTAACGTCCAAGTAAGCGGTCATACAGGCGTAGCGTTCGATTTCCGTAACGCCCAAAGTATTTGGTCCAGTATCTACGATACTTTCGCAAACAATGGCGGGACCGGATATCGCCTTGGATGCAACATGACAATGTTTAACGTCACCAGCAACCGGCAGACAGTTGCGGACATTGAAGGCATTCGCAATATTGAAGTGAGCATCTTCGGCATACAAGCCGAGCACTCAAACGTATTCATTCTTTCGAAGAGCGGCGCATCGTTCTTTGTGAAGGGTGGCGAGCTACAGATGAAGACCACAACGGCAGGGAACTTTTTCCGGTGGGAAAATGGCGGCTCGATGGTTCTGGAAGACCTGTATGTTGAAAACATCGAAAGCGGCTACAAAACCATCTACTACCGGCCAGGGTCCGTCAAGGGCGGCCTGATCCGAGTCCGAAACTGCACGATCCAAGGCGGCGATCTGCGGGATACTTGGGACATTGATACAAGCTCATCCGTGGCGATGCCTGTGGAAATCGACATTGACCACGGCATCTTCAAATGGAAGACGGCGCGCCCATACGCTGACAGAGCCCTGACGATGCCGGCAGTTGCTGCGTCCGCATCTGGAATTGTTGCATCAGGTAACGCTAAGACGCCGTTTGGCGAGTTTTTCCATGCAGCATATCAGTTTAACCCGCAAGGACAGCACATAACGCCAGCAATCGACGCCGATAACCAGATTAGGGCAAGGATTTTCAACGTGACCGGGTCAGCAGTCACATTGCCGTCTGGCCGAATGCGCTGGATGGATGTTGGCGACCACGTTATTTCGCGCGGGTCGGCTTTGATAGACGCGCCGCTTATGGCGAACAACACAGGGCACACAGCTACAATTAGTGTGCCAGGCGTGCGGCTAGGTGATTTTGTGGCATGGGGCGCTGGCGCAAGTTACATCAATAACATCGTGGCTGCGTATGTGAGTGCCGATGATACTGTTTCGCTGCGTATCCATAACGCCACAGGCGGAAATAGCGACCCAGCAGCTACGACACTGTACGCAGCAAAGCTGCGTGAGTTCGGGCGCTTCCAGGGCGGGTTGGTTTACACTCCAGCTGCCATTGCAAACGGTGCGACGGTCACGCTTAGCGTGAGTATCCCTGGTGCCCAGCTTGGCGGGCATACTTTTGTTTCGTACACAAAAGACCTTAAGGGGTTGCTGTGTACTGCTCATGTGTCAGCAACCGACACGGTTAGTATCATCCTGAGCAACTTCACCGGAGCATCTGTCACGTTGGATGCCGGCTCATTCAAGGTCATGGTAGCGTTCTGACCGTCGAAACCTAACAGCCCCGCCAGTCGGGGCTTTTTTTCTTCCTGGAGTTCCCATGACCCTCTCTGAAATACGGGAGCGAGCCATAGCGCCCGCTCTCGCGCTGCTGCCTGCGCGTAAGGAGTAACTATGCACACATCACAGAAGGGGCTTGACCTGATCAAGTCCTTCGAGGGGCTGCGCCTGTCTGCCTATAAGGACGTGGTAGGCGTGGTCACCATCGGCTACGGCACGACGTCCGGGGTGAAGATGGGCGACACGATCACGAAGGAACGCGCGGAGGAGTTGCTGCGCGAAGACGTGAAGCGGTTCGAGGGCTATGTCGATCGGCTGGTCAAGGTCCCGCTGACGCAGGGCCAATACGACGCATTGGTGTCCTTTACGTACAACTTGGGCCCTGGTGCGCTGGAGAAGTCCACGCTGCTCGACAAGCTTAACCGGGGCGACTATGACAGCGCCGCGGAGCAGTTCGGGCGCTGGGTGAAGGCCGGAGGCAAGACGCTGCCTGGTCTGGTCCGCCGCCGCGCTGCAGAGCGTGCGCTGTTCGAGGAGGCGTGATGCTGAATCTCATCCCATCGCAGTACAAGCTGATTGCCGCAGGAACTGCTGTGCTTGCGCTGATGGCGCTTTCTGCTGCCGGGGCGTGGCAGTGGCAGGGGAATCGGTACGAACGCCAGATCGGCGAAATCCGGGCGGCAAACGCTGAGGCCGCCCGGGGCGCTCTGGCGCAAGCCAGATCCGAAGAACATCGCCGACAAACCGCCATCGAGGAAATACGCCGTGACGCACAAGACAAGATCGCCGCGGTTGCCGCTGATGCTGCTGCCGCTGATGACGCTGCTAGCCGGCTGCGCGCACGAGTCGCCCAGCTATCACGCCGACCCGCCAGCTGTGCCGGTTCTTCCGGTGGAGGCCAGGCAGCCGAACCCGCCCGAGATCTGCTTGCCGTCATGCTCAGCCGGATTGATGAGGCTGCGGGAGGAGTTGCTGAATTTGCCGATCGAAGCCGAGCGGCAGGACTGACGTGTCAGGTTTCGTATGACGCTGTGAAGGGGGATTAGGTTTGCCCGGACGGGCGAGGACGGTAGACCGGGACTCCGGCCTCCTGTGCTGCGGTGATCATGTCTTGCGTTCCGCGACCGCCCGGGAAGGCGACCACGCCATCGGGTTTCAGCTCGAGCATCTGCCGATTCCGGATCGGCCCGGCGCGCTTGCCGTACTTCTCCCATTCGGCCCGGCACCTGGTTGGCTCCTGCCCCATGTTGATTGCCCATTCTCGAGCAAATCGATCAGCTCCAGTTGGGCATTCTCCCTGGATGATCTCGCAGATTCCGCGGAGCGTGTGGATCTTGTCGAGCACCTGAAACACGAACGCCCGGTCGGCGTAGTCGCGGCCTCCGCAGACGATGATTCGGACGGGCATA